CCATGTAGGTCCCCGCCGCGGCGAAGGTCAAGCGCGTTAGATTGGTCCCGTCAGTGACCATGGTAATGCCGGCGCCAGCCACTTCGGTCGTGCCGAACTTAACTGGCGTGGCTGCGGTCGTGCTGCCCGTCTGATCCGTGACGTCAGAGAAGGACGCGAAGGCCCGGCCGGTAATCGTGGCGTAAGGCACCTTACCACTGAGCACGTCGATGTTGGTGATGTTCACCTCACCTGTGCCCTTAGGCGTGATGTTGATGTCAATGTTGGTGTCGGTGCCGTCAGCGGCCAGAGTGTTGCCGTTGAGGTTGACCCCCGCAGCTACGGCGCCCGTGGCGAGCGTGGTGGACTCTACCAGCGTCATGCCCGAGAAGCTACCCGAGAAGACCACACCGGAGACCGTGCCGCCTGTAATAGCAACGCTGTTGGCGTTCTGCGTGGCCATGGTGCCGAGGCCGAGGTTGGTCCGTGCACCCGAAGCATCCGAGGCGCCGGTGCCGCCGTCTGCGATGGCGAGGTCCGTGATCCCTGCGATGGTGCCGCCAGTGATGGCTGCCTTAGCGATGGCGACAGAACCGGTCCCGTTAGGGGCCAGCGTGAGATTGCCGTTTGTGTCGAGCGTGCGGATGGTGTTGCCGTCGAGCTGGACGTTATCCACCGAAGCAGAGCCGGTCCCGACCTTGAGCGCCGTGCCCACACCAGTCCCGCTGTAGACCGTCTTCTCCGCAGCCTCCGGACCCCCGTCCACGTGCAGCAGCTGACTGTAGGTGTCCTTGATCTTTTGTGTCGTCAGGTTGGTGGCCATGGTGGTTGTTCCTTACGTGGGGTTGCGACCGGACACGCCGCCTTGTTGTTTGATGGTCATGTCATCACACCTTTGTCAGCTTGATGTTCCATTGAGTTGTGGGAGCCAAGTCGCCTCGAATGACTACACCGCCGCTATACCCTAGCGTCAGGGGCGGCGTTGAGACTTGGTTTGTATAAGAGCCACTAATGACCTTCCCGATGTAGAAATTACCACCAGCGTTCATCTCGATACCAAAATTGCTTGTGTTGGCCACGGTGGCATAGCCTTTCCCAGACCCTTCGACGACAACAAGACCTTCGTCAAGCCCGCCAGTCGCATAGAGTTTTGTGCTGATGCGCCAGTTTTCATCTGCGATGCTTGACACCAAGAAAGTCATGGAGCTGCCAGCAACAGCATCCAGATTAGCAAATCTGGTAACGATAGTTCCGGCATCGCCATCCCAGTACAGGTGGGGTTCATCAAAATATAGGTTTTGATACGGTGCGGTAACTGCTGATAAGAAAAATCCACTGTTTACAAAAGCACGATCAGGACGGTTCCCAACGCTACGGCACCCGTTCATGTGCTTTACATCAAAAATCCATGTCGCTCGGCTTGCAGCAGTTGCAGGCAACACGATGGAGTTGTTCTGGATGACCACGTTCTCAGAGGCATAGGTTGCCAAGGCGTCAGCAGAAGCCCCCGTCGTTCTGTGTTCATACAAAGAGCCAGCGGGGCGGAAGTCTTCAGTCTCGTAATAGCAGTTTTCGATGGTCACGTTCTTTGCAGAAGTGAACGAACCTGCTGGGCTAAGTGCAGCCAATGCCGCACTGGTCTGGTTGCACATGAGGATAAAGGCAAACCGAGAGGCGTATGTCGCCTTGCAATCCTTAAACGTCACGCCGTCAACCGTCGAGCCATCATCACGTCCAATAGTTGCGAAAGACAAAATTTCGTCTTCGCTGAACGACTGGTTTTCAATGGTGCAGCCATAAACTTCAACATTGTCGATCCAATAAAAAATACCAAAGGCATTGTTTACTCGACCTCGGCTGGCCGTAAAGCTGCTTTCAAGCAGGACATGGCAGTTGGATAACTTTGCGTTCTTAACCTTGGCATTATAGCCAGTGCCAACAACCTTAAAGCCGTCGCTGTTCTTTGCGCTGCAATCGGAAATCAATACATCGCCATGATTGCAGTAGACACAGCGCTCAATGGCAAAGTTGCTTTGCACATTCGTTATAATCCCAGTAGAAGCGCCTTCGGCAAGTACTGCATCCATACCGTTGAACAAAGCAGGCGACCCCGCAGTCCGACCAATCCAATAGTCGGACTGCTGCGCCGTATTTGTATGTGTTACGCCATCAACGACATAAGAAGTTGTGCCAATAAAATACACAGAGGTCTGAATGTTGGAGGTGTTCAAGGCCCGAACCGTTACTCGATCACAAGTGTCCGCCGTGACAGCAATGCCTGCGTTTTGAACCGTGATGTTGTCAAACAACACATCGTCACAGTTTGCCTCACGCAGCATTGACCCGCCACGGTATTCACCAGTGCTGCTTGTGACGGTGTTAGAGATCACCAAGTCACGATACACCGCACTCGACTTGTTGCCAGAGCCATTCAGGAACAAATGCGGCAGGTCCGAGATCAGGTCAGTTTCTGTCAGTTCACGGTTGATGGTGACGAACCTGATCCCCTCGATACGAGTATGATCGACGCCAGCAGTGTTGAAGCCAATAGCACCGTCAACGGTGATGGTCGCCTCGTTGAAGCCCACCATTGAGCAGGCGGTCACATAGTCATCTCCGTTAATTACCGTGATGCTGCCAGCACTCGATGCCTTGAACAGGATATTGCCCTCGACAAGAAGGGTTTTCCCGTTTGCCTGACAAAACGTCATGGCATTTTGCATAGCCGCAGTGTCATTAGTAGTCCCGTCACCCTTCGCACCAAAGGCTTTGACGTTCATACCAACATCACCCGGCAGAACAATCAGCTTCACCCCTCCCGCCGTGGTCAAATGCTGGCCAGACGTAACAACCTCGTAGGCAAACCCTTCCTCACGCGTCTGTACGACGTCGCCCGTAGCGGCCACGAGTGTCGTGTCGGCGAGCAATGCAGCCGCGTCTTTGAACCAGTGTAGCCGCGAGGCATCAGACCCCTGCAGCGTGTTAGTCCGGGCATTGATCGTCTTGTTGGTCAGGACCTCAGACCCTGCCTGCGTGGCAAAGTCGTTGTCCGTCAGCGCGGTGTTGAACTGGGCGGTTGTGCCCGTCACCGTGTTGGACCCGAGGGCCAATGTCTTGTTCGAAAGGACCTGCACATCAGCCTGCATACCCTCAGCCAGTTGCGAGCGCGAGATGCGCTTGGTCTCACTGGCCGTTGCGTCGAAGATCACGAGATCGTCGTTATTGGCGCTGTTTGCGCCAGAGAGAGCCGTGAGGTCTGTGATCCGCTTGCCGGGCATGGGCGTGTCCTCTTGTGAGTGTAGCGAGGCCCCGAAGGGCCTCGCAGTTATTAGACAAGGACGTAATCGAAGATCACGTCGATGTGCGTTGCAGTCGTCACGTTGCTGCCAGTCTTGCCTACGGTGACGGCCGTACCCGCGTCGTTCGCGGTGTAAGACGCACCATCTGCAAGGACAGCCGCACCAGTGCCACCATCGGTCAGCACCGTGCTCTGCGTCAGGTTAGCCTGAGCAAAGGCAACGAGCTTACGTCCGGTGGACAGCGTGCCGAGTACATCCACTGTGGTCACAGCGCCAGCAGCACCGCCAACGGCGATAGCTTTGCACGACACCATGCGGATGGACTTGCCAGCAACGGCCGGAACGAGCGTGGCACCAGCGTTGATTTCAGCGATCGTAAACCGCTGACGCACGTTCTGGACCATGCCGGTAATCGACACAGTACCCGTTACGGTCAGCGTCTGCAGAGTTGCATTGCCGCTGTTGATCCGCACGTTGTCCTGCGAGATACCTGTATAGACACCCATCTTATCCTCCTGAGTTGGAGGTAGGGGCCGAAGCCCCTACCGTTAGGCCGACGGGATTTCGCCGAGTTCGGCGCCCATGTTCACCACCGCCAGAGAAACCTTCACACGAGCAGCGTCAATGCTGGCCGAGTTCAGGGTCATCAGGACGTTGGTATCGACTGCGCAGTAGTAAGCTGCAGCATCCGCGTAACCACCGGTGGTACCGACAGCGGCGTTCAGGTCGAAACCATCCAGCCAGAAATCGGTGGTGCCGCCGCCGATGCCGACGTCGATGTTAGCTGCAGCGCCTTCGGCGCGAACAACCGTACCAACACCGGACAGGACGAACGAGCCCTTCGGCAGGACAGCGATGACCAGCGTGTCGCCCGACCCCAGCGCTGCTGCGCTGGCGGCGGTGCGAGCAGCCGCGATCTTAGCGAAATCGAGGTCGATCTCGGTGACGCTAACGCGGTCTGCGCCGTTGGCGGTGAAGCCAGCCGAGTTCTTATAGAACCCGAGAGAGTCAGTGTAAGCAACCATAATCTGGTCTCCTTATGCGAACTGGACGACGGCTTGCGCCAGCGCCTCAGGCTTCGTGACTTTGTAGCCGTACACCTGCAGGCCGCGCACGATGTTGCCGAAGGTGGACTGGGCACGGATAGTTTCCATCTCAGTCATCTGCGACGCGAAAGTGAAGCCCATCTTGTGACCGGCGATGATCGAAGTCTTGCCGGACGAGACGTTCAGGTTGTGCGACACGTAGAGGGTGAAGCGGTCGATCATGCCGAGACGGCCGTTGCGGACCGGGCTGGTGCTGTCGCCGGTCAGCGAAGCATCCTTGAGTTCGGACTTCTTGATGAGACCAGCCATGCGGGCCGGGATCACAAGGTAGCGGTCCGACTCCGGCACGTTGGCCTCGTCGAGCACGGTGCCCATGTCAACGATCAGGTCGACAACCGGAGTGGTAGCCGATGCGCCGTCCTTGGTCACGGTCAGCGGCGAGCCGGTCGTGCCGAGGTTGAACGCTGCCGACTGCTGACCAGCAGTGGCACCCTTGTTGGCTGCGGCGATGTCCGGCAGCATGTCGGTCAGCACGCGCTGGTCGATCTTCACCTTCATCTGCTCGGAAGCGTCTTTCGACCACATGTCCATCAGCTTGATGTCCGACTGAACACGGTCGATGTCGTCTTCGATGCAGGAGAAGTACTCACCTTTGTCGATGAGCAGCTGCAGCTTGGGCGAATCCGGGTTCTCGACGACAAGGTTCTGACCCTTGACGTACTCACGGATGGTGATGTTGGGCTGGGTACGGATGTTAACCGTATCGCCCATGCGGCGAATTTCGCCTTCGTAGTCGGTATTCGAGATCGCCGACAGCACGGTGGCGTCGTAGAAGTTCTCGATCAGTTTGCCGGACCAAATCTCGGGAATAAAATTCCCCGAGTAGTCGGGACGGCCGGGAGCAACGGGATAGGCCATGTGGTGTCCTTTCACTTAGCCAGTTTATGTTATGCGACCTTCGCGCTGTGCGGCGAAGATGTCGCGTTCGATCCGGTCACGCTCCTGCTCACGACCCTTATACAGACCTTTGCGCACGTCGTCAAAGAACTTGGCAACGTCCGTCCGGTTGTATGCCTTGGCCTCATTGGCAGTCATGCTGCTCGCTGAGGTACGGCCACGCCCGGGGGAAATCTGTTTTTCGAGTTGAGAGCTGGCTACGCTCCGAGGTGATTGAGCAACAGAACCGCTATTCATTGACTGCCACGTCTTGAAGAACCCTGCGACCCGTCGTGCATCCAGCTGGTTCTGCGCGTTGTCGAGGTACGACTGCCGGGCTACACCCGACAACGGATCGACTTCGAGCAGCCAATTGTGGAAGCCCTGCTCGGCGTTGATTTCACGCCAATCTGGGACTTCTGCCGACAGTTCAGACCAGAACATTTGTTCAGAGTTAAGCGCCTGTCGCTGTGCAACGCTCTCCACTTTGGGGACGACAGTGGTCTGCATCTGCATAACCATCCGTTTGAGTTCCGAGACTTCTTGCTGCGCTGCAGCAACTTCCTCACGGGCGGCACGGCGCATGACCTCGATCGAGTCGCCGTAATCCTCAACGTCCTTGTCGGTGATGAGCTTCGCCGCGGCAGCCTGTGCAGGTTGTTGTGCCTGCTGGGGCGCGGAAAGCGACGCGATCAGCTGTTCGAGCTGAGTGACGCGTTGACCCATCTGATTGTTCTCCGCCCGGAGGCGGGCCGTATCAGCGTTGTACATACCTTGAAGGGTACGATACCGCTGCTCGGCGGTCGGGTTATCGTTCGTGGTGCCGGTTCGCCCTTGCTCTGCAGGCGCCGACTCAGCGGCAGAACCGCCCTCACCGTTGGCTTCGGTCGGCTGCTGGGCCTCACCCTCCGCCGGGGACTGGCCCTCGTCGGTCGGATTGAGTTCTTCATACAGCTTCGCGACAGCCTCGGACTGTTTGCGGATTTGCGCGGGAATAGCCATTTGGACGCTCCTCTCGGGTGTGCGTGGTTGGATCAGCTGCCCCTACGGGACTTTGCTGCTAAGTCAGGGGACTCACTGACGAGCTTGTAAAGCTCGCCTAAGACCTGACACCGCCCCTGTGCAAGTGTCACGTTCTGTCCCACGCTGGGCAGCCGTTCAAGCTCAGACATCCGCCACTCTCCCAGCCATTCTTGGATGACTGGGTATTGACGGACGCTGTTAGCCAGCGCGTGGATTACTTCGGGTGTGGCCTGCTTCACTGCGGCCCCCCGGTCATTAGGTTAGTCCCTCCAGCCGGTGCACCGGCGAGGTCCATGTTCTGCCCTGCAGGCTGCCCACCACCGGGTGCCGGCATCTGCTGCGCTGCAGCGGCAAGCCGTTCGTTCATCGCCAGCTTCTCACGCGACGGGACGATGTCATCAACCGACATCTGCAGCCCCTTAGCGACCTCACGCAGCAGCGCTGCGCGACCCTGCGGCCCGATGATGTTGATGTCGAACTCGTTGGCCGTGGCGTTGAGGAACTCCACGCGGCGGACGTTGACCGTCTCCTTAACAGCAAGGTTAACGGCGCCCTTAGCCACGACCTGCGCATCGCCCTTGATCGACTCGTCGGGATCGTAGCGCATGTTGTAGACGAACTGGCGCTGCACGATGGTCTTGAGCACGTCGTTGTCGATGTGCATCACCACCTGCCGAATGCCCTTGCCCGCGGAGCCCATCAGCATGGAGAGGCCCGACGCGGTGCGTCCTGCCCCCTGCACGTTGGTGTCGCCGTAGATGTAGGCTGGGATGCCGCTGTGGTCGTCAGCCATGCGCGAGAAGCGGTCGTAGACCCCCACGAGCGTGTTGGCGTTGTCGTTGGGCTGGTTGAACCGCACTGCCGGAGCCGACGAACCCAGTGGGTCGTTGAGCACCTGCCAGATTTTCCACGGCTGCAGCTGGGTGATGTCCTCGTTGGGGGGCAGGCGTTCGAGGTTAACCTCGACCTGCGGCCCGGAGGCAATCGCCATGTTGTTGACCAGAGCCCGGGCTGCTGCGTTGCAGACGTTCTGGATGTCCTCGATGATCTCGGGGATGGCCTTGCCCCAGAAGGCGCCGGGCTGCTTGATGAAGCTGGTTTTGGCGTAGGGCTTCTCGCCCAGCGGGTCGTAGTTGAGCACCGCCTTGATGATGTAGTTCCCAACGCACCAGATGTTGGCGTCGTACTCGCGGTCGACGTCGGGCACTTCCTCCTCGGTCATGCCCAGCATCCGGCCGCTGATCTTGCCCCAGAACTCCAACGCGTCGTAGACCTCGGTCGGGCGCAGCTCGGTGTGGAACTTGCGCTCCTCCTCCTCGCGTGAGTCCTTCTGCCACTCCTGCACCCACGACTGGGTGTTGCCGATCTCCAGCACTTTGCGGATGGCTTGGTCGTCGTAGCCCGGCACGCCGATGAGATCGGCCAGCTGGGTCCTCGTCATCTCATGGTACTCAAACAGGTAGCCATCATTGATGCGTGTGATGCCCGGCTCAGGGTAGATGTTGAACGGGCTGACGCGCTCGAACTCAGGCGCAATGCGCTCACCGGGAACGAGCTTGCTGCCTTCCCACTTGAGGTAGCGCTGGCGCCGGACGATCGGCCCCTTGATGAATGCCGCCGGGAAGGTCACGAGATCAGTGATGAACTCGTTGAACGCGTCGCTCCAGCCGCCTTGGGCGAACTGGTCGTCGATCTTGATCCGCATCTTGTCGACGCGGTTCTGCGCCGCTTGCAAGATTTTGAACCGGAACTCCTGCCCGACCATCTCTTTAAGCTCGGCGATCTGGCTTTTGCTCGGCGCCTGCCCTGACGACTGCAGAATCTCCATCACGCGCTCGGCGAAGGCCAGCTGCAGTTCTTCTGACTCTTTGGGCGACAGGTCTGGGATGGGTGTCGGGACGAGGTCCCACGGAGGCGAGCCGTTGTCGAGCAGGATGTCCCGCAGCCAGCTCTCCGCAGCGCGGCACTTAACCTCGGTAATCATCATGTAGACCTCGGAGCCGCCCTGCGCCCTGATGGCGTTGAGCTTATCCGCCTCATACTCCCCGTTGCGCTGCCGCATGGCCATGAGCATGATGTCGGTGATGGGGTCACGCGAGATGCGTGATGCGTCCCAGCACTCCTTGAGGTAAGCCGTGATGCCAAGCATGACAGGGCTGCTCTGCCGCGCTGCAAGGTCCTTCTCAGCCTGTTCACGCTCTTGGCGAACAAGCTCATCGTTACCGACGACGCGAAGAATGGTCAGACCTGCCATGCTGGTATCACCTTAGTACATCGGGTTTTTCTTAGGGCGCGGGCTGGACTTCATGCCGGCCTTGGCCTTGGCCTTAGGCTTGGCGTCCATGCGTCCGGCCTCGGCATCCTGCCGCTCACGTGCTGCAGCACCGCCCATAGCACGAGTCAGGGTCGCATTTGCGCGCCCCGTTTCTGCATCCATGGGTCGCGGGGACTTCTTCGGCGCCAGTGATTTCTTCTTGTCCATGACGGACCTCCCTTACAGTTTTGCAGAATATAACCCGATACTGCACATCTAGCAAGAGAAACCCCTCCGGGGGTGGGCCGGAGGGGTTAAGTCGAGCAGG